GAGCCGTGTCACCAACAATAGGCGTTATATTATCATATCAAGATCAACTTGAATACTGGCTCCGGATCCTGTCCCTTGCTGGGGGAATCGCGGTCGCTGCTGTAACAATTTACAAAATGCTAAAAAGCAAATGATTGGGATTGCGATAGGTCATTCACGATACGGGGATCAGGGTGCATGGGACATTAATTCTGTTTCTGAAAGGGAGTTTAACAACGCGCTTATCCCCTTAATAACAGCCATGCTTAAAGTTCCTTATGTGATCTACAATGATTACAAAGCCTCTAGTTATGTAGGGGCTATGAATTATGTGGCTCGTAAGATGCGGAGAGATGGTGTGACTGCTTGTGTTGAATTACATTTTAATTCTGCTAGTCCTAAAGCTACAGGTCATGAGTGGCTTCACTGGGAGACTAGTCGCGGGGGTAAAACACTAGCCACTCAATTTAAGAACGCTATGGATAAAGCTTATCCTGAATTAGCTTCTCGTGGATTAAAGCCTAAAAAGAAAGGTAGCCGAGGAGCCTTGTTTCTACGGAAAACTCCATGCCCTGCTTGTATTGCGGAACCTTTCTTTGGATCCAATAAAAAGGATGTGGCACTTATTCACGCCGACCTTTCTAAACTAGCTGGGGTATATGCCGCAGGTATTAATTCTTATTACGGATAATGTCTTTACCCAAAACCATACGAGTCGCAGGGCAGACGATTAAAATTTCCCGAAAGAATCTTTCGGATGACGATTGTTATGGGTTTTACAGCCACGAAAGAAAAATCATATTTATCCACAATAATTTAAATGCTCGTGACACGCTAACAACGCTTAGACATGAGCTTATGGAAGCTTCGTTGTGCATATCTGGTGTAGGTTTCTGTGAGACATTTGAACAAGAAGCTGTAGTTCGTTGTATGGATGAGGTTTTTTTTCCCGCCTATGAGCGGTTGTTAAAACGATTAGAATGAGTAGAAGAAAATTACCACCACAATTCTCTAGGGCTAAAGGGATGCTTGTGTTCACCCCAACGGGTGACGATATTAAAGAAGCTTTTGAGCGTAGTGAAGAGCTGGGGGTGTTGCCTAATTCATTTACTAGAGGTATGGGGCGGATGACAGGTTTTATAGGTGAGATTGCTTTTGAACGATTGTATCCCCAAGCTGATTATGTTGGGGATACTTCGTTCACACATGATTATGTCTTAGGTAAAAAAACAATAGACGTTAAATCTAAGAGTTGCACGTCGATACCACAACCTGATTTTACAGCTTCAGTTAATTGTAGAGCCAACAAGAAGCTACAAGCAAAGGCATATTTCTTCACACGAGTTAGCAAAGATTTTTCCACTGCTTGGCTTCTTGGATGGGCTACAGCACGAGCTATTGAAACTAAGACCAATTATAAAAAGCGTGGTGAGTCTGATGGGCACGGGTTTATTTATAAAGTAAATGGTTACCATGTCCCTATATCGTCACTCCGACGAGCTTCTTCGTTGAAATAGCCTCGTCAGCATCTATGTCGTAGGGCTGCGTAACATTAATTATCCAAACTTTACCGGATCCTTTTCCAATAGATTCAATAGGTCTTACACTGGAATCGGAATTACCTACATCTTCTAAGTGAGATAAACCGTTACGAACAAACTCTAATTTATTAGAAGCCCCTAAAGATCGACCATTGTTGTATGTGTGCAGGGCTACTTGAAATTCTGTGATAGTCCCACGCCATTGTGTCATCTCGGTATTTTGTTCTCGGCACGCTTTCGCAAAATAATCTATTAACTCAGCAACTTGTGATCGGCTGGAGTTATCATAAGCGGCATAAGATATACTGCGATCAATAAAGCTTTTTACTCCAAAGCGATCATCATCGATAACGCCTTGTGGTGGTTTCCAATCAATTAAAAACTTAGCAAACGCTGGTAACTCCTCGTCAATAGTTGCTTCAAGTTCTCGTTTAGGTGGAAATTTAAAAGGCGCTTGGGCTACTTTAAAAGCCATTATCTTATCTCTATTACTAGAATCCATAGTAGGTAGGACGCTCATAGAGTTAGGGTCATCATTCAGACTCAATATAATTCGACCCGCCCATGGGAGCGTGACAGCGTCTGCGTATTTAGCCATGAATTGAATCTTTGGGTTTGCTACCCCTCTTTTAATTAGTTCTGTAGCCTTACGTTGATCTTGGAAAGAAGCTGCTGAAACAGTATCATCAATCACCCAGCAAGCAGCTCGGCCTAAATCTTTATTAAATTTTGTTCCCCCAGACAGGTAGTCACTAGCATCAGCAAAACCACCCACGAGTGCTGCGATAATTTTATTAGACATTAGTGTCTTCCCTCGTTTAGCGGGGCCAACAAGAATACACGCTTGCCCTTGGTCTTCTCTGTTATTTAAGAAAGCTGTATAAAATCTTTGTAGCCAAGCGAAAAAGTAATACTTAGTTCTAATGTCTTTTGAATCTACAAAGAACTGATCAAAAAATTTATTTAAGAATGGCCATTCTAAAATGTCCCCATCTTCTGCCGGATGAATTGGTTCTACGGTAGCACTGTTAAGAATCTGCATCCCATTAAACGGGACAATTCTTTTGTTACGTCTGAAAACAACAGGGGCAATTTCATCTATACGATTTTGATTACTTACCAGAATTATGGCTGAGTCTACTTCGGAAACAAACTCGCCTTTTTTAGGTTTGTTCTTAAATCCTCTTTGCCTTAGCTCTAGAACAAGCTGATCTCTTGGTATAGTTTTTGCAGTCCCATCTAATTGTTTAAAGAACTGTTTACCATTAAACCAATACTCATCCAAAAGATTACCCATCTTTTGTTCTTCAAAATCTTTTACAAAAGCAGGGCCAAAAATATCACGCCATGTCATCCAACCTTTATCACGATCAGAGTATACAACCATCCCATCTTCAAACACCTGACATCCTTCTCGCTCAATATCATCGTCTAACCAAAACAAAGGGCCACGGGAACCCACTTCAAAATCACCGATCCACCTATCTGGAAATCTTTCTTGGACTTCTTTACTGATAATTTCTATTGGGATGGATGTGTCTTTAGACTCAGGAGGTTTTTCTTTTGCCGCTTTGAATAAAGCTGTTTGCACTATTGTGCTGGGGATAAACCCACCCATGTTTACCCAGTCAGAGCCAAGCTCAAAATATTGAGATGCTTGTTCTGATTTAGAATCATACCCAGCTAAGATTTTGTTAAACTGTAAGACCGATTTAAGCTGTTTAAAAAATGCGGATACTAACGTGTGGTGGATAGAAAGAGGTTCTTCAAACTCCATCACTAATCTGATATAACCACTTTGTGTCCTTGTCCTCCATGTAGGTAGTGCTTTATCACATTTTGATTTAATGATGTCATCGATATTATTCCAATCAGGTGGGGCATCAAAATCCAAAACTAGTCCGTAGATTTTTGCTATTTTGTTTTCCCCCTCAATTCTTGAGGTCGGGGTCAAGCCTTCAAACAAGGAATAAAAACAATGCTCTGTATCTTTCTTAGCACACCATTCACGGTATTTAGCTTTAGTTGAGAAAGAAGGCTTATCAGCTAACTTAATTACAGAGGGGTCATCAGTGCTTTTGCACCGCTTATCTTTCAAGTTTTTAATGTATTTGTATTTCATTTTTATTTTTCGTAGCGTGTTAAAATTGAGCCCTCGGCATCAAGTGGAATATCTGGGATCCATTCAGGTGGCGTGGACATAATTGAGGTTACTTCTTTTAAAGTGTGCTCGGCTTCTTTTTCTGGGGTCTCTATGACAAGCTCATCGTGGACATGCATAATTATTTTATAACCTGCTTTATCCACTCGTAGAAGCATATCTGAAAAAATATCTCTCGCTAATGCTTGTGAGGCATTCTCAGCTACGAGGCCACCCCACAGTCGAACATCTACGTTCCGCCCATTTCTAATGACTTTAGCTAAATATTCTTTCGGGCCTCGGTTACTTTTGCCATACCCTTCTCTAATCACACCATAGTTCAAAACTCTTCCGTTTGGTAATTCAACTGTTAACTCTGTATGTAGTGTTTTATTTGCTTCATTCGCCCCAGCAATATCTTCATTGTATTCGTTCCACAGGTTTTTTACTTTAAACATTTTCGATCTATACCTCTGAACGCGCACAGCAGCCTCGGTTTCTGGGATGTTTGACATACTCGCAAAACGAGAAACCCCCGCTCCATAACCACAACCTAGCACCATGGTTTTCACATCGTGCCGTAGTTGTGGATTCTCCTTCTTAAGAACTCCTTCAGCTTCAGACCACAAACCGAAACGTATTGCAAAAGCCTCATAGATGTCTGAGGTTAAGGCTATTTCCGATAGCATTTCTTTGTCCCTTGCTAACCAACATAATGTCCGGACTTCAATCTGCGACAAATCAACAACTACAAGTCTATGGTTTTTTTCTGGGCAAATTAAATGCCGCAAGTTTACGCCAAATAAAGCGCTTCTAGGTAAATTTTGTAAATTTAAATTACCACCAGACCCACTAAACCGCCCAGTGTGTGCTCCAAAATACATACACCCACCATAAAATCTTTTATCTGGGAGTGTTGCATAATCAAAGCTCTCTAGTTTCTTTTTTAAAGCGTTAATTCTTCGCCAATCTTTGACAGCCATAATCCATTTATGGTTCTGCCCATTTTCTTCTAACCATTTCTGAGCTTCCTCATCTGTTTGAGCTAAACTAGTTGGCGGTTCTAACCCCACCAGTCTACATTGAGCATCAAAAGCGGCTCGACTTAATAGCGGTTTATCACCAACCCATGGGATATTTTCTTCTGCTTCAAATAGAGATTCTTTAATAGTAACAAGTTGCTCTTCAAGAAGAGCTGTATCAATAGGTATACCTGTTTGCACAATCTTGCGATTGACTATACTAATTTGTCTTTCTGATTCAGGCCACTTATCCGAGAGACTTTCCCACAATTTCAGGCAGAGCACGCTATCTTTTAAAGCATACTCGCTGACTTCTTCTTTAAATTCCTCATCCATTTCAGACCACTTCTTACCAGACATATTGTCGCGAGTGCTCTTATCAACCTTAATATCAAATAAGACCCCAGTTGATCCTTTGAGAGATCTGGGCAGTTTACAATATGCAGCTAGATCTGCGGTGCAGTGCCACTCTGCGGGTTCACAGTTATCCCACCAGTTTTGAGATACACCATACAGAAACAATGTCTCATCGAATGAGGCGTTGTGGGATAATACAATGTTATCATTTAGTAAGGACCAGTTAAATTCTTTGGGGTGCCCAACATAACTAGTTCCCTCATTGCCCACCACGGAAACCATGTAAGCATCGAATTGTGGGTGTGCAAAATACCCAACAGGACCGTAGGTTTTTATACTACACTCCTTGTCGTAGTAGGACTCAAAGTCCAAAGCAAAAATTTTTTGAGACATATAATTAAAAAGTAGCCCCGCCCCCCTAACACACACTACAACAGGGGGACAGGGCATTTAACCAAGAGCTTTTATGCGGTTACTCTTGAGGTGATGAACTTGACCAGTCAAAAGATAAGACCGCCGCAATACCAAATTGTTTATTCTACAACTTCAAATTCAGATTGCTCTGGCGTGTTGCTAAGGTTTTCATTTAACCCAGCAAGTAGAATTCTATTGGCTTCAATTGCTTGATTAGTATCAACTAAAAGTTGTTCTAATTTTGCAATGCTATCATTTAATTGATCGACCTCTCCTTGGAAGACCTGTCTTGGATCTAAACTCATTGTCCTAAAAACCCTTCTACAAATTCTACAACATCATCTGAGGAATTATCAGCAGACACACCTAGCATTGGCGCATACCATGAGTATTTACCACGACTTAATAGAGTGCTTTTGAAATTCCACTCACGAGTGTGGAGCGGAGTCTTCCGGTTAAATTGTGCAAATGTGTATAGACGTTTAAAGGTTTGTCGATAAGCATCCTTTGCAGTATTGATCTTACCAATCGCGTAGAAATCTTTTCCAATAGGTAGTGGATATTTTTCTGGCTCATCTCCTTTTGGATCTCCTTTAAACAGCAGTGTAATTTCTGCAAATTCTAAAAGATCGTATGAAGAATCATTAGCGAGATCTTTTCTCTCTTCTTCATTCCATGCAATGCGTGGAACTTCATCTGAGTCAAATTTAATATCCTCACGCCATGCTTTAGCAGCAATCAGGGGGATGACCCTAATATCTTCTTCTGGAGCACCAATGATGTAGGTCTTATCAATTACAACGGAACCATATGGTGCGGGTTCCCCGTCAGGCCCAAAAATGTCTGACGTTTTTTGGACGATGTTAATCCTCGGAATATCAATATCTGAGGAATCAATGTTAGCACTAAATGGGTTTACTACAGCCAGTGCCTTTTCTTCTTTAATTAACTTACTCATGTTTCTTGTTTCTGTTTTTCTGTTTTTCTTGTTTCTGTTTAATCCCTACGACAATGTGTGACGCGGGGGTGATTTTGTAATGATGCCTGCTGCATCACAAGCTTCAGTAAACTGCATACTTGCTTTGCGTTTCAAACCCTTGTCGGCCTTTGCGCCAACACAATTACTAACCTTAGCTAGGGGGATTGATACCTGCTCCATTATTTCCTCGATAGTCATGCCATACTCTTTTGCGACTTCAAAGAACTTTTTGTGATCTGTTATACTTTTTCGGCCAGCCATTGTTTTAAGCTGTAGTGTAGGAAATTCAACGCCGTCTTGAGCTAGGGATACGGCACGCTTTTTAAATCTATCTGCCCAGTTAGTAACCATTTTTTGAATCAACCAAAGCTGTTCAATTACTGCTGGATCTTCAACGGAATCTAAATCTACATCAGGAAGAGTAGGGTCTAGCTTTTTAGCTACCTCAACTACAATGCCGCCCAAAGCAGGGCAAACATCTTCGTATTTGCAGAATCTACAATTAACATTGGGGGAGAGTTCTTCAAGATTCGGGGTTCCGGATTCCCATTTAGGTCGAACCTTTTCAGCTTTTAGAATTACTTTAGACAGCGCCTCAATTAAATCCTCCAGATCTTCTCGGTAAAATACGTGTGTTAAAATCTCATTCCTTTGTGGTATAAAAAACACAAAGTCTACTGTAGTAAGTTCCGGATACTTCTGGAATACTCCGATTGTATATGCCTTAGCTTGGTAATTATTTTCTGGAGAATCAATAAGACTTATGCCTGTCTTGTAATCGATTAGGCAAGCATCAACATTGTCAAAGACAATTAAGTAATCGCAAGTCCCGTAGGTAGACGTGCCATTCAAAGCTACGTCCAATTGAATCTCGGCCTGTTCTGCTGTGACACGCCTATTCTCTCTGTAGTTCTTAAGGTATTCCTCTTGATCTGAAACTATCTCTTTGTATATGCTGACCTCTTCATCCGACTGTAAGTTGGATGGATCCAAGATTTCAATGGCCTCGTGAATACGCGTGCCCATTTCGGCTGCGGCATTAGTGCCGCTACGGCCAGTATATCCAGCGCATCCGGCACAATATTTTAAAGAAGAAGGAGAAAACTCTGCGTGCCCCCGCTCAGAGTGGTTAGGTTGTTGCATGGGCAGACCATGTCAGACCTAAAAAGTTACTCAAGAACTTTCTTCAATCTTTTTCCCTCCCAAATATATCTAGCGATTAGAAAGGCGTCGATCATTCCGTCATGCGGTTTACGGCACCGCTTATTCTTCAACCAGTTTTCTTCCGGAGCTATTTGTTGAGCTTTGTATAATGCGGCTTGTTTAGTCATACCCTTTGGAACAAAGCCCAAAATAGTTTTTTGCCACTTGTGGACACTTACTCGTGAAATGTCGAAGGTAGACGTTTCAGCCATGCCCAGAATTTTGCCGAAACTTAGAGCCATGGATCTCACGGCTTGTGAACTTTTAGCGTGAGCTAATGGTTCTTCCACAGCTAGGAGAAATGGTGTGTTTAAAAAGTTCAACCACTTCTTTATTTGAGCCGTGTCTACTTCTCTTTTTTTAGCCACCCATATTGTGGGCATCGCTATTTTGGCTATTACAGATCCGTCATGATCTGATATAGCACACAAGCCCCCATCTAATCCGTTATCAACACCAACAATCAAAATAAATTTAATGTAATAATTAAACCATGGCCCTCTTCCGGAACATACACGAATACATTTTTTGGGAGTGCTTGTAAGAAAAATACTTCCTTACCATTGCTAGGGTTAACACGGTAAAAAAGACCCTGCAATTTTTTGACTTCAAAGTAAAAGTCATTTTTTACTGCATCTTCTTTTCTAATTATTACTTTAGGATTCTTAATTAAGAGCCGGTCTTTAAATAAATTCATTTCTCTATGATAGACGTGTCTAGGAAACAAGGGGACGAAGGCCCCAGATCTGTTTCGATAAGTTGATTAATAGCTGTTCGGGCACCTTCTTCAGATAAACCTTGCTCTTCCTTTAAAATTTCAAGCACCACAGATTGAGAATAACAAGCAGCCGGATCCCCATTAGCGTGTTCAATTACACCAACTAGGGCACTTTCAAACATGCTGAAGAATATTACTTCTGCAAAACAGTCCTCGGTGATTGGTTCGCTTAAGAACTCAAAATCCGTTTTAGTCTTTGATCGATCACGGTAAGGATCTTTTTTAGGATCATACTCACCAGAGTAGTTGTTAAAATCATTGATCATTTGGTTCAACATCTATGATAGTTCCAGAACCTCTGTCTGCTTTCTTGTTGTTGAGGATGGAAATATCAATTTGCATCCTACTACCACCCCCACCTGTCTTAGAATTAAGCCCTAAATTTCTTCTAATTAATTGATCCAATTCGGATAACTCTCTTACGGACTTTGGACCTTTAAGATTTTTCATACTATCGCGCAGCAATTTAATTCCCGCCGCCGCAATATAATGCTGATATTTTTCAGCGGGACTGCTTTGAGATTCAGCAATCTCTAACATTGATTCATCTTCTTCTACGCGAGCATCATGTTTAGCTCGCAAGATTGCCTCATCTGTCATGTTGTTGAGGTTGTTATCAATGTCTTTTGCTAACTTGTCTCCTGATTCCTCAACCTTTTCGGGTGCAACTAAACCTTGTTTCCTTGCAGGTATGCCACGTTTTTTAAACCACCTGCGAACAGTCGCGGGGTGGACATCAAGTTCTTTAGCGATGGCAGTATTCTTCCAATCTAAATTGTAGAGTTCTACAGCTCGCTCCTGTATGTCTTGATTTGAATTGAAACTCATCCTATTGTGTCCAAGAATTATGGCTTTAAACGATCAAAGGCGCAAGCAGTTACTGGAGCCTAGAGTGGATCCTAAAACAAAGAAGATGGACGTGGGTGGTTTTCAAATTCCCCCGACTAATACTATAACTGCCTTACTATTTGGTTTTGCAAACCATGAATCTGCAGCAGCTAAAGAATATTATTTCTGGAGGTGTTGTGATGAACTGTGGAACCACGAAGATTTGCCGGAGCCTTTAATGATTCGCCACCCATGGGCCACGTATATGATTCGTGAAGCCATAGAAAATAGATATCTGGCTGTAGGTGGATCCGCGTCTTCTGGTAAATCTCACACAATGGCTGCATGGGGGATTATTAACTGGTTGAGCCAGCCTGCGGACACACTGGTTCTCATGACATCAACCACGTTGCGGGAGGCACGAAAGAGGATTTGGGGTTCAGTCATGTCTTTGCTATCCGTGATTGACGGAGCACCAATCAAGATTCGGGATTCAATAGGCAATGCCTCCTACATCAATGAGAAGGGAACACTGATCGAACGAGCAGGGTTATCTTTGATCGCTGCGGAGAAGTCTAAAACAAAAGAAGCAATCGGCAAATTCATTGGAATAAAACAACGCAGGGTGCTACTTTTAGCGGACGAGCTCTCGGAGCTCTCATCGGCCATCTTAAACGCGGGTCTCAGTAACTTATCAAAAAACCCGTATTTCCAAATGGTTGGGATGAGTAACCCAAACAGCCGATTTGATGCTTTTGGCGAATGGGCTACACCTAAAAATGGTTGGGATTCTATTGATGCTAATACCGAAGATGAGTGGGATACGAAATGGCATGGAAAATATATTCGCTTAGATGGTGAACGGTCTCCCAATATTTTAGCCGGAGAAGTGATCTATCCATGGCTCCCGACCCAAGAAAAACTTAACGAAGACAAAGCATTGTTGGGTGTTGAGAGTAGGGGGTATATGCGAATGGTCCGAGCGGTGTTCTTTGACAGTGATGAGGCCACGGGCATTTATTCGGAGAACGAACTCACGTCTTCTGGTTCTTTGGGAAAAGTAAACTGGCAGGGAAATCCGGTAATGTTAGCGGGCCTCGACCCGAGCTTCACCAATGGGGGTGATCGCACTTGCTTGGCGTTAGCGAGATGTGGGTATGACACTACTGGTCAGTATGTTATAGAGTTCGGAAAAATCATTCATTTAAATGACGATGCCACAAATAAGGCTGTTCCACGAACCTACCAAATCGTTGAGCAGGTCCAGAAAGAATGTAAGAAGCACGGGGTGCTACCAGAGAATCTAAGTGTTGATGCCACGGGTGCGGGTGCTCCATTCTGTGATGTGCTGGCAGGTGAGTGGTCAAACAAATTTATGCGTATTTCTTTTGGTGGAAAAGCTAGTGATAAACGCGTTAGTGCGAACAGTTCTAAAATAGGTACAGAGTTGTATGTCAACCGTGTGTCAGAGTTGTGGTTTGTCGGAAAAGAATTGATGCGGACAAAGCAAATATTTGGGATTGATTCTGAGTTGGCTCAAGAAATGACTGCTAGGAATTATGATATGGTTAAAAGCGGGACTCTCCGTATGAAGATCGAATCTAAACCAGAGTTCAAAGCAAGGTTCGGTAGGAGCCCTGACCTTGCAGATGCAGCGTTTCTAGCCTTGGATTGTGCCCGCCAACGGTTGGGTTTAGTGGCCGTGGATCCCCCAGAAAAATCAGAGCATGGGTTTCTTCCAAAAAGAACTACAATTAAATCTTTACAAGGAGCTCTAAACAATTCCGAGACTACGCTACTCGATTGACATTGTAGCCGTAAAGAGATAAAATCTAAAGTATGCCTGATATGTCGGAGGAAGAGAAGAAAGCTGAACAAAGGAAAAAGTTATTTGCTATGGCTAGAAAAGCGGGTGTTCGTGAGGAAGATCTGAATCTCCTCGGAATGGCTTCCGATTCTGCCGAGGCCGCTGCCAAGGAGGAATTCAACCCATCTTCACCACCAGAGAAACCGCTCTCCAAACTTGATCGTGAACTTCTTCTCGAAAAGCTGAAGGCGGAGGCCGCTGCCAAGGAGGAATTCAACCCATCTTCACCACCGAAGCTTGGACTAGGGACACAGGGCTCAGGTGTTAGATCTACTCAGGGTGCTCTTGGCCCCGTTCCGAAACTTGGATTAGGGACAAAGAACACACGCGCCGCAGGGAAAAATGTTGGAGACGGAGTAACCCAAACATCCTCTAGTCAATATACATTTGCCCCTAGAGATAAAGATCGCCAAAAGTTTTTTAATAAACCCGTCGTCCGTAGCTCATCATCTTCAAAATTACAAGTAGGTAAACTAGGTGCGACTAAGAATGTTTACTCACCCCGCCGTGGGCTGAGGCGGGCCATGAGGACAGCCGATGTGGTAAGAAAA